ATTCAGTTAGATTAGAAGGATCAAATAATAATATATGGGATATTGAGAATGGTATTTTAAATCAGAATCAGGTACAGGTAATTCCAACAAACTCAGCTGGATTGATTGTGAGGTCAAGTGGAAGTGGTTTATCAACAGAAGAACATGATCATTTAATTGCACTTGATACAGAAAATGTTGATATTGCAAAGGTAAATGGGGTTGAAGTAGACGGAGTTGGATCAGATGAAGACCCATGGGGACCGGTATGAGTTCATGGGGTAAGTCATGGGGTGGCGGTGGAGTTGGTCGAGTAGTATCAAATTTGGAGGGTACAGTTTTGCTTAGTGAAGAATTAGCAGGGATAGTTGAAAATTCAGAGCTTACAGGCTATCTTGTAGATGATGATTACACCGGAACTATTACAGTAAGTGAGCTTACAGGAACGGTCGAAAGTGATGATTTGGAGGGTACGACATGACAATAACTAAGGGTGATACATATAATTTTGCTGTAACTGTTAAGGATTCGGACGGCGTGATATTTGATCTTACAGGTTATACGATGTCCTTTACTGCAAAGGACAGTTTAACAAAAACCGATGCAGAAGCTGACATATCATCTATAGCAACTATAGAAAACCCTGAAAGTGGAGTGGGATCTTTTGCGCTTACACCTGCTGATACGACAATAGACGTAAAAGATTATTGGTATGATGTTCAGATATCGGACGGTGTAAATACAGTTTATACAGTTATCAAAAAGGCGAAATTGAGCATAACGGGACAGGTAACAATTAATAGTTGACAAATGATATATTAAGGGTTAAGCTTAAATAAGATACTTATAGGGGTATTTAAAAACTTATAGGGAGAAAACGACATGACAATTCAAGAATGGGTAAAAGCAAATGCAACTTTAAAAGATACTGCTAAGGTAGAAGAGTTAGACGGGCTTGTAAAAGATCTTGACCCTTTAGCAAATATCAAAACTAAAGAGGACGCACTTAATTTTATCGACCGAAATAATCTATTCAAATCAGGTTTAGATTCTGCAATTAGCAAAGCAGTCGCTTCAAATACAGAAAAATTCACAGCCGAAAAATTACCAGGACTCTTAAAAGAAGAGAGAGAGAAAGCAATCAAGGAAGCTAATCCGGAAGAGACACCGGAGCAGAAACGAATCAGAGAGCTTGAAGAAAAAATAAACGCATCCGATAAACGGGAAGCGTCAAGCACTTTAAAAATTGAACTTGCTGCAAAAGCAAAAGAGATCGGGTACGAAGGTAGTATTGAAAGATACTCAAGATTATCTAGTGAGAAAGCTCTTGAATATTTAGTGTCAGATCATGAAGAGAACACAAAAAAAATAGAGTCTATTATAGAGTCTACTAAAAAAGAATTCTATGGAGAGGGGACCTTACCTAAAAAGTCGGAAACCCCTCCAGGAAAATATAATGTAAATGACCTGAAAGGGAAAAGTGTTGACGAAATAAGGCAGTTGCAAGCAGACAATTTAATTGTAGGCATGTAACATATAAGCCATTTTGTCACTTTCAGAGTCTAAGAGAGGGCAAAATGGCAATAGATAATTTTATTCCTGAAGTATGGTCTGCAATATTATTGGATCATCTTGACAAGAGTTTTGTTTACGGCAATGTTGTAAATAGAGACTGGGAAGGAAACATCAGTGCATATGGTGATACTGTGCACATCAATCAGGTAGGGCCTGTAACAATTACAGATTATACCAAAAATACAAACATGACTGCGGTCGAAACGTTGACAGACTCCACCCAAAGTTTATTGATAAATCAGTCTAAAATGTTTAATTTTCAGATTGATGATGTTGACAAAGCACAGCAGAACCCAAAAATTATGAGTAATGCAATGCAGAGAGCAGGTTATGCACTCGGGGACACAACAGATCAGTTTCTCGCATCTTTATACTCAGGTGTAAATGCTGCTAATATAGTTGGTTTGGGTAGTGATGGTACACCAGTAGTACCAACAAAAACTGATATATATGCTTACTTTACTCAGGCAAGTAAATTGTTAGATGAAGCAAATGTGCAGACAAATGGGCGATGGGTAGTTATACCACCCTGGATGAAAAAAATGTTGAGAGATTCAGGTGAGTTTCTTTCGGACACGGTTATGGGTGATCAGGTTAAGACTACAGGTTTAATCGGTTCAGTTGCAGGTTTTAGCGTTATGGTAAGTAACAACGTGCCAAATACAGCATCAGCAAAATATAAAGTGATGTTTGGATATAACGGTGCTATTACTTTCGCAAACCAGATCAACAGTGTAGAGGCTTATAGACCAGAGGGTCGTTTTGCCGATGCCGTTAAAGGTTTACATCTTTACGGTGGAAAACTTGTGCAAGATTATGGTATTGCAGTAATGACAGCAGATCCAAGTTAGATAAAAGGGCAGGGGTAAAACCCTGCCTATATTTTTAAAGGAGCATATGATGTGGTTTAAAAACAAAAAATCCGGTATTAAATGGGAAGTATCGAGTAAAGATATGATTACAAGATTGCAGAATGACGAAGAATATGAAGAAGTAAAGATTATTAAACGGAAACCGAAAGAGACAGAATAATGCCAAAAATAATAACACTAGCAAAGACTAAGGAATTACTTGGGATAGATAATGCTGACCAGGATATTCTAATATCGAGATATATAACTATTATTGATTCTAAAGTAAAACTCATGACCCATAATCAGTACAACATGCAGATTATAGGGGATGTCACCCTGGATTCTGTTGTCGTACCTATTTCAGGAATTACTAATTCAACAGGTGGAATAAATAATAATTATACTCTTGATACAATTATGGAATATATTGAGGCCGGTTCACTTGTTACAGGTGATAATATTCCGGACGATACTTATATAAATGAAGTCTATATGTCAGGGTCAACTATCCCGACTATAGATTTGTCAGCAGTAGCAACAGCAACAGAAGCAAGTATTATTATTACAGTTGGAATTAATATAGGATTACAGCCGACAATTGCAAAGGGTATTGCCTGGTTAATTGATCAGGAATCAACTTCAACACCTGGAGCTGGATTACTATCAAGAAGTATTGGTGGCACTCGGCTTTCATGGTCTGATAGTCAGTCGAAAATTGACGGACGATATGGATTACCAAGTTGGTTTGTTAAGGCTTTTCCTGTTTATATGAGTGGGCATTAAGATGGCATGGCTCGATTTTTTTAAAGATGAAATGAACAAAACAATTCTCATAACCGGGAAAGGAAATATAACCGGATCGAATGCAGATGGAAGTCCAACTTATGCAACTGACATAACAAAGTTTTCCGGACTCGGTGCATTTTGGCAATTGTCAGCAGGTGAGATTTATAGCTATGATAGAATCGGAAATCCATCGACTCATAAAATTCTTATAGATCCGGCTAAGATTACAGCAGAAATACTACCATCAGATACAGCAACAATTGACGGAAAAGAATATGATATTTATCCGAGTGAAGATGTTTTGCAGATGGGTGATGTTACACAGTTAACTGTGAGGGTTCGCAGATGAAAACTAAAGTAGAGACTGAGTGGAATGGTAATAAGGTTATTAAGGATTTTGATAATATGAATTTCAAGGCATTAACCGAGTCAGCTATTTTAGTTGAGTCTCAGGCAAAGGCGCTTACTCCTGTTGATACCGGGAATCTCCGAAGTTCGATAACAAGAAATGTTACAGCTAAAAATGCGGTTGTTGGAACTAATGTTTTTTATGCAATTTATGTTGAACTTGGAACACGTTTTCAAAAAGCGCAAGCATTCTTATTTCCTGCATTGACTGGAAATCTTAGAAAGATAATTGCCATTTTTAAAAAGAACGGACAGAATATTAAATGGGTAGTCAAATGACAGATTACGAAGCAGTAATTGAAATACTAAAAGCCGAAACTTCTATTACAGATCTTATTGCTAAAATGGTAAATCAGGACGGGACTACATCGACGCAAGAGGCAATTGTTTTTGGTGACTTACCTGAAGCTCAGAATATTTATCCTGCAATTTCTGTTAGGCAGGGAACGGTAGATAAGTTTATAGGGATTGAAACAAGATTCCTTATGGTTAATTGTTGGGCTGAAACAATGGCAGCAAGTATACAACTCGGTGAGGCGGTAGACGAGCTTTTCACAGACAGTTTTTGCACCGCTTCAGATTATGCTTTCAATTCAACTAGCGACATAATAGCAACGGTATCAGACGGTGTGTATTATAATACAGCCGTAAATATAAAAATTACATATATACGGAGGTAGTATTATGGCAACAAATCAAACAACTGCACAATTGCCGAAAACTATTAAAATAGGATCGGTAGCAGCATATTATTCAACAGATTCAGGAGGCTCTTTTACTAATGTCGGAGTCGGGGATGGGTTCGCATTTACTGAAGAAATGACACCATTAGATTCTTCACCTGATAACGGAATTGCACCTGATATTTTAAGAGGTATTGCAACCCAGACCGCAACTATAACGGGTAATTTATGGGAGTATGATCTTACAAAACTTAATGCAATTAGAGGTGGGATTGATGTTCTCTCTACCGTTGCAAGTTCGCTTGTATCTGGAGAAGTACAGACCATCGTATCCGGTGATTGGGCTTTTGATGTGCCGATTATTTTAGCAGGTCAGAATCAGTCTGGATTAGTACCGACTATTAACAGTGTAACTCTTGGAACAGATGGCGCAATTGTAGAAGATACAGATTATGCAGTAATTAAAATGCCAACTGGTGACTGGGCTATTTCAATTAGGGATAGTGTAACAGTTACAACTGAAGCTCAGACAGTCGCAATTGATACAGATTATACACCAGCAGCAAGTACAACACTTTCAACCGGTGGTCTTAGTTCTATGAATCCGATCTGGTGGAGATTTGTAAACCTGGTTGCAGATAAAGCAGATGCAGCCGACGCTGCAGCAAATGCCGGGATAAGTTTAAATGCTGCAATTTACAGAAAAACAACTTTCGACTTTTACTCATGCACGGTAAATGCCGGGGATGCAATGACCTTTAAATCAAAAGATGATACAGCCCCTCAGAATCCGTATGTACTTTCATTGCTCGCTGAAATTGACCCTGACAGAGTAACTTTGGGAGATCAATTAAAAGCTGTAAAGTTTGAGATCATAGCACAGTAATTTTTTCGGGGTCGTTTATCTTCTCCTTGTAAGCGACCCCTATTTATAAGGAGTTAAGGATTGAAGATTTTAAAAATAGGTAAAAAAGAAATAGATTACTCATGGATAAGTGTCGGCCGTGTTACCCGTGCAATGGATTTATATAACAAATTACTGAAATCGCCACAGACAGGTCAGTATGCAAATATATTAAAAATTACTAAGGCAGTTGTAATTTTAATCCGTATAGATTTTAAACCAACATTTGAATGGCTTAAACGTCGCATGATAACTGAAAAATATATCATGAGACATTTAAACTATTTTGAACTATCTGGATTTCTTGAAGTCGCTCTTGAGCCAATTCTAGGGGATAAAAAAAAAGAACTAAAGGCAGAGCAGGCAATCGACGAAGTGATCGAGAAAGTGGGAGCCGAGAACTTAATGACTATATTGCAGAAGTCGCAATTATCTATGGATGGACAAAAGATTACATCTACAACAGATTGAGCATGCAGGAGCTTTTAATGTTTTGGGAAAAGGGTTATAAATATGATCGAATACTACGCGGCTGGAAATTTGAAGAGAAAAACACTCTTGAAAAAGCCGATGCAAAACGTGCAGAGCTTAAAGAATTATACGGGGGCTTGATATAATGGCAGCTTCATTTCTTGGAAAACTACTTGTTAAAATTGAAGGCGACAACTCAAGTCTTGATAAGTCTGTAAAGAAATCTGAAGGATCAGTCAAGAAGTTTTCTAAATTTGCTGTTGCAGGGTATGCGGCTGTTGGGGTTGCGATTATTGCGATGGGTAAAAAAGCGGTCAGAGCTTTCAAAATCCAGGAACAGGCAGAGGCAAAATTAAACGCGACAATTAAATCAACCGGTTCAGCAGCAGGATTGACATCAAAAGAATTAACTAATATGGCTTCAGCTCTACAAAAAGTTACTAAATATGGAGACGAGGAAATAATTGGTGCAGAGAGTTTATTACTTACTTTTAAATCAATCGGAAAAGATGTATTTCCACAAGCTTTAGAAAGTATTCTTGATGTTTCCGAAGCAATGGGTCAGGGATTAAAAGAGTCAACTGTCCAATTAGGTAAAGCACTTAATGATCCAATTCAGGGGCTTACAGCTTTAAGGCGCGTGGGTATTCAGTTTACCGATTCGCAGGAAGAGACTATCAAATCAATGGTAGGAATGAACGACATTGCAGGCGCTCAAAATATAATCCTTGAAGAAATGCAAAGTCAGTTTGGAGGTGTTGCAAGAGCTGCAGCCGATACAGCAACCGGATCAATTGATCAGTTAGAAAATTCTATAGGTGACTTGAACGAACAAATAGGTCGGTCAATTGCTGAAGGATTACAGCCTATGGCTAAAGCAACTACTTCTTTAGTCAGTGGTCTTGTTGATTGGATAAATAAGAATCGAGAAGTAAACGACTTTTTAAAAGAAATGAGTGAAAACGGATCGGGTGCTAATGCATCAATGGAAACACTCACTGCAACATTAAAAAGATTGCAAAAAGAACAGGCTGACCAAATGGGGCTGAATGATGATCTTGCAAAGCAAATAATACTAACTCAAGGATTGATCGATAAAAAACAAATGCTTGAGGCGATGGAAAAAAGATATGCAGGATTAAAAGGGGAAGAGAAAAAACAAGCTGCAATTGATATACAAAATAAGCAAGCCGAAATTGAAGCAACAAAAGAATTAACAAAACTGAAATTTGACGCCTTAACTTCCGATCAGCAAGAAATACAATTGCTGCAAGAGAAGATAGATAAATATGCAGCTCTAAGGACAGGGGGCGCAGATGTTCAAGCTCTACTTAACGAACTAATCAGACAACGTAACGCTTTACAAAGTAAGGGCAATAAGGATTTAGAAGAGCAGGAAGAAATAGTAACAAGACTTGCATCGGCTCATAATCTTATGGGCGTCGAGGCTATTGAGTCAACTAATAATATAAATGATGGGTTAAAAGAGCAGATAGACATTTTAGGAGAATTAAAGGATAATTGGCAATCGTTCGGATCGGGAACTATTAGTTTAATAAATGCTATAGATGATTTACAGTCAGCAAGTGCTGACGCTGAACTGCAACGAATGGAAGATGCCGGAGCAAGCCAAGAAGAGCTTGACGCAAAAAAAAGACAGATCGCACATGATGAAGCTATACGTAAAAAAAACTTAGGAATATTAAACACTGGAATTGATACAGCTTCAGCTATTATTGGTTTTCTTGCAAATCCTGGAGGGTTTGCAGGTATAGCATTATCAGCTCTGGCAGGAGTAACTGGTGCAGTCCAACTTGCTGCAATAAACGCAATGCCAATTCCAGCTCTTGCAGAGGGTGGAGTCTTAGCTCCTGCAACGGGTGGAGTCCCGGCGGTTATGGCAGAGGCCGGAGTCCCGGAAATGGCAATGCCGTTAAACAGTACGGCCACAGATCCATTTGCTGATAAAATAGCTTCCAGGATAAATTCTTCAACGACTAATAATACTCAGAATTTTAACTCTATGTTCAGCCTAAATGACGAAAATAAAATGCGTGAAGCAGCAAGACGGTTATTTCCATTTATGCAAGATGAAGAATTGAGACGAGGGATAACTGTATGAGCCAAATATTACAATTAGGATTAATAGGATCAGAAACAACATTACCAACTGAAAGCCGGAGTTTTACATCTTTCGATAATGCATTAATTTCTACAGAAGGCCGATCAGCAGACGGGACTTTACATGTAGATTTTACAAGTAACAAAGAAGCTTTTACAATTGTTTATGGAGTAGTGACTGAAGCTAATAAAACGATATTTACTAATATTTATAAATTACAAATTACAAATGCAAGTTTTCTAAGTTTTAAATATACAACACAATCCGGGGCGACTGTAACAAGGACGGTTAAAATGTCGGCTCCATCTTTCGGGGCAGTTGTTGTTAAAGATATTTATTATCATAATGGGGTAACTATAAATTTGGAGCAAGTATAAATGATTAGTACCACCCCCGCCTTCGACACAGCAATAAGCGCGGACGCAAGAAAAATAACAGCAAGGATAACTATAAATTATACAGACGCTTTTTTAGATACTACAATTACAGCTGATTCAATAGGAACTAATTTTCTTACAGAAGATGGAACAGCCGTAATTATTACTGAAGATGATCAGGCGCTTAAAACAGAAGGTAATAACAGGGTATCTCAAACGGATCAGGTTGTAAACGGTCGAACAGAGACAACACAAAAATGGTTCAGTTTTGAGACAACAGATGGCAGTACCCCGATAAATAAATTAGATGGTACATGGCATTTTATGCCGGATAATGAAGCAGCAACTTTCAACGAGGTCGGTTTTTGGGGTGACGTTGCCGGAGACTCAGCCGGGAATCTTCCAGAAAGCGAAGTACCTCCCGGAGTAGTTACTACTTTTTCAGCCAGGAGGGTTACAAGTTTTCAAATCACGGGTGACGATGTCCGGCTTGAATATCCTGTAGATTTCACAGTAGAATTTTATGCCTCCGGTGTACTACAGGGGACTGAAACAATAACAACAAATACACTTATAACTTATGCACAAGATATTACACCACTTGCAGACATAACAAGTATGGTTGTAAATATTACTAAATGGTCACATGCTTATAGAGTACCGAAAATAATAGAAGCCGTTACAAGTGTTTTTGAGACATACTCAGCAGATATAATTGATAATTTCACAGTAGTAGAACAGCGAGAAATAAGTAATAGTAATTCAGTGCCGACTGGGAATATTGCAAGTAATGAAGCCGACTTGTCACTTATGAATACGGCAAGAAGATTTGATGCTAATAATACAGCGTCACCTTTATATGGAATTGTAAAACCAAATAATAAAATTGATATTGAAATTGGTGTTTTAACTTCTTCAGGTAATTTTGAATATGTTCCTGTTTTTACCGGATGGACAAGTGGATGGAATGTTCCGGAAAATGGAATTATCGCATCAGTCAGAGGCAGAGATTATTTGGAAGTATTACGCAAATCAAAAATTACAAGTACAGTTGTTACGGCAGATGATACTTTTCTTGATTGGTTTACAACTGTATTCGAAGATGCAGGACTTGCAAGTACTCAATATAATATAGACCCTATTTTAGACGGTTCTATTTATGTTGTGCCATTTGGATGGTTTAATAATATATCACACAGAGACGCTTTAAAAATCTTATCAGAGAGTTGCAGTGCCTCTGTTCATGTAGACCGAGCCGGAATTATACAGGTCAAGTCTGTTGATTATTTTGAAGTTAATGATCTAACAAGCCTCTTAACTTATGATCGATCTGAATATATGGACAAATCAAATCAGCCGATTTATGAGAATATTGTTAATAAGATAAATGTTACAACGCAGCCTATTGAGAAAACAACAAGCGTAACTGTTTATCAGACTCCGACAAGTGATAAAGAAACAGCACCGGCAAATAGTGTTGAAAATTATACTATAACTTACAGGACAAAGCCTGTATCAGATGGTGTGCCGACTGTTGACCCTGTAGTATCCGGTGTTACTGTAACAGACTCAGACCTATATGCTTGGGGTGGTACGGTTGAGATTACAAATACAAATAGCAGTGCAACAGATTTCCAAATAAAAATTGTCGGTTCAACTTATGCGGTTGCAGGTCAGAAAACAGTAACGGCATTTGATCAGGATTCTATTGATAATAACGGAGAATTCAGTTTTAATTTTAAAGAAAATGATTTTCTCCAGGATAAAAACCTTGCCGGTAAAATTGCTAATACACTGTTAAAATCTTTTAAAGATCCACAAAGAGATTTAACAATCACATTTTCACCCGGGGGAAATCCGGCTCTTGAAAATGACGATCGGATTAGTGTAATTGATTTATACACAACAAAAGAGTATAATTTAATTAGTCAGCAGATAAATTATGATGGCGGTTTGAATATGATTCAGAAAGGCAGGGTCACACAGACAACTGTATTATTGACTGAGACCGGAGCTAATTTAATTACTGAAGATGATTTATTTATAGTATTGGAATAGTTTTATACAGGAGGATAATTATGGCAACAGGTCAAAAAATATCAGCGCAGACGGTAGCAACTACTTGGAGCGGAAGTGACATGGCAACAATTGTACAATCAGGCGTAAATAAAAGCATTACACATGATGTATTTATGGATGATACACAAATTTGTAAAGCATGGGTTAATTTTAACGGGACAGGTACGGTTGCTATCCGTGACGATTATAATGTAAGCAGTATTACTGATAATGGGACAGGTGATTATACTGTTAATTTCACTAATGCAATGAGTGATGCGAATTATAGTATGACAGGTTCTGTTAAAGAAGAATCTAATGCTGCAAGAGGTTCTTCTGGTGTAGGAATTAAAACTGGAACAACTCCCTTAACAACAAGTATAAATATATCTGTTAGAAAAGGAGCAGGGGCATCAACATCAGGAGATCAATGGGACTCAGATTATGTAATGATGCAAATATTCGGATCTTAAAAGGAGATAAAAAATGAAGAAAATAATTTACAGACAAGGCGAAGGAATTGCGGTTATCACACCGACTCACTCAATAGATGAAGCAATGAAAGACATCCCAAAAGGTGTAGAATACAAAATCATTGATGAGTCAGAACTTCCTAAAGATCGAACTTTCCGTAATGCCTGGAACTTTGATCTGAAAGAAGATCTTGAAAAGTCTAAAGAAATATGGAAAGATAAATTGCGTGTTGATAGGAAGCCTTTACTTGCACAATTAGATATTGACGCAATGAGAGCAACCGAAGAGAAAAAATCTCTTACTAATATTATAAAAGAAAAAGATAGGCTTAGAGATATAACTTTACTTGTGGATAATTGTAAAACTATCTCAGCAATTAAAGAGGTAACAGTATGAGCAGTTTAACAACAGCGCCTAAAACAAATTGGGATTCAGACGATGGTGTCACTTTCACTGACATGAATGAAATTGGAGTGAATTTAAATAGTCTTGATAATGGGAAAGCAGAATTAGATGGTAATGTTACTTTTGGTGATACTACGATAGGGGGAACTTTAGGAGTTACGGGTGATACTACTATAGGGGGTGAAATTAATCCGACAACATCACCGACTTCCGGGAGTCATACAATAAGTGCAATAAGTAGTTGGACGCCATCCCGTGGTATTTATATGGTATCAGGCAATAGTGATATCTCTATCCAAATTAATGTCAGTGGGTGGAAAACTATTAATGTAGGGAAAGGTGGAACATTTTTTACTGATGGATCTAATGTTAAGATTTATAATGCTCTGAGTGGTGCTAATACTGTATACTATTTAAAATTCTAATAAAAGGGGAGGTTACGGCCTCCCCAAGATATCTAATTACTATCTATGCAATAATCAAACGTATTACTCTCTCCGTTGATTATAATTTCAACTGTAAAATAATACATCATTACATCAGGATTCAAGGCGTTAAAATCTGTTATCATATTACGACCCTCACCGATACAAGATATTCTGTCAGAGCTAACCGTAAAATCGGGTGTATTCCAAAATCTAAACCAGTCCTCAGATTCATGTACGATAATTTCAAAAGTTACACCTTCTTTGATTTTCCATTTATCCATATGACCCATCCCGTTATCAAGTACAACAAGACTATCGGGATTTAATTTTATCAGATTATCTGAATAGCTTATAACGTCCGGTTCAAATTCTAGTATTTGCTGTTCAGCGCATGATGTAAGAACTAATGCTATGATTAGTATGTAAAGTATTTTTTTCATGGGTTCCCCTCCGGTGGTATGTCGGCTGATTGACGACCTGTGAACCATTCTTTATTTTCCCATACATTATAGGCTAAATAATGTTCATCTTTTTTGAAATCACCCTCAGTATGATAAGATTGTACTTTAACCCATTGGCCTGAATCTCTTTTCCACCACTTACTCATAATTTCCTTATGGCTCGGTGCTTTCGGTTTAGGTTTTCGGTAGTAATATTTATAGCCATCTTCAACGGCTTCCAATAAATTAAGAATCTTCCCAATTTTAAGGCATCCAACATTTGCCATATCTTCAAGCTGAAACTCATAAACCCCCGTTAAAATATCCGGTGGCAGGTTATCTATTTCTAATTCTTTCCAGTTGTTCATCTTATAACCCCCTGATAATCAAACTGATATATATTGCAATTAACATTAGAGTCGTACCGGTTAATATTCCTATATGAAATTCAGGTTTGCTTAAAAAATCTTTCCAATTCATTTCTATAACTCCTTGTTATTCTCCTCACAGTCTACAATCATAGACCTAGGCTTGTACTTCTGGCTCAAAAGGTAATTTCATGCGTGTAAACAGTTGATGAAGCGCTACACGGGACATATTGCCTACTGTACCATATCCTTTTTCTTTGGCTATTTTCTGTAAGTACGCTTTATGCTCTGCTGAAAATGCCGTGTAGGTTATTGTTTTATTCTCCTTCATATCAGAATATATCCAACTCATCAGCCTGCGACTCAGGGGCTTCTTCCTTTTCCGGCTGATTATCTTCTATCAACTTAATTACCTGTAGAATATCTTTATAGCCTTTTGATTTGTTGTTAAAATCACCTGTTAAAGTCTTTAGATATTTAATAGCCCGTTTAGTTTTATCTATCAGATTAACGGTTTCTTTTCCGATAGTGACCTGTTTGTCGGGTATCGTTCCGGCTGTTAGATAATCTTCAAGGGTTGTAAGTTCTTGGGGGCGTGTCTTAGGTGTTAATTTTTTAGCTGTTGGCTTGCTGTCACCTTTAGCCCAAAGAGATAATTTTTCTCCAATATCTTCAGTAAGCTGCACATTTCCATTACTAAATATTTTCTTGAACTGTTCAGGAAGCTTTGTCATTAAATCCTCGCCCTTGTTCCCTGTTTGGAATACCGCGTACCCATTAGACCCTGGAGGTAATAATGCAGAAAGAGTCATTTCAAAAACAAATTCTTTTCCAGCTTCCGGCATATATCCAAGATTTTCTATAGACATTTTACCATTTGGTTTTTTAGTAGGGGCGTTTTTTTCTTTTGCTCTAAAACAGGTTATAATATTTGCGTCCATTCTAACCATGTGTCTTAATAGTTTTTTTCTTTGACCTGACACAAAAGCCCATGCCGGCATTGTGGTTTTTTCTGGGGTAGTATTCCATTTACTTGCAAGCTCTATTGATTTTTTATTTTGTGTTTCAAGATATCCAGAATCCCCAGTATGTTCATGACTGAAACTATCAACAATTATTACACTTGGTTTTAACTTTTCGACTTGCTCTAAAATATCAAGATAATCAAGAGAATTAAAAGGCGGTTCAAAAGCAATATATTTATAATTAAACATATCGGCATAATGGCGACCTCTTCCGTTTTCTGTATCTATAAATATTATATCTCCCGGGAAAACTCTTTGTATCCCGGTTGCGAGTCTTAAAGCTGTATAAGTTTTACCACAACCTGAAGCTCCCCATAATCCTATATTTAAGGGGATAGCTTTTCTTTCTGCTTGAATTAGTTCTATTTTTCTAGACATATATTTTCCTCCCTACTAACACTCCATCCCGGCGCCGATACAGTCTGCCGTCCATAACCCGGGAACACCCCGGATTCTAAGCATTCAGCCCATTTGTCTGCAGCTCTGTTCATTTTACTTTCCCCCAACCATGACATAGAACTATCAGTCTCAACAACTGAAACCATGTACGGCGGTTCAGGTTCTACGAAAATAAACTCCCATGTAAACCGTCCAGCCATTTCCGGCCATGTTTTATTAGCACATTTAAGATACATAGCCTCCTGTATATCATAACCGAAATCAAGAATTTTCCTGTCCAGGTTTTCCGGGTTTGCACTCTGAGCGGTTTTCAAGTCTATAATCTTGCCTTCTTCCTGATTTATCCAGTCAAACCTTGACTGACATTTAACCCCGTTATCCATTTCCCATTTGACTGATAGTTCTGATTCATGACTATAAAAAAAATCAGGCGCAAGTTCCTTTATTTGTGGGGTTATCTTATCGACTGCTATATTTAAAGCGTCCATGTCTTTCTGCAAGATCGGTATACAACCGGCTTCATATGCTTCATCCCGTTCAGCCTTTGCGGCATTAGTCCGGAAACTGTCAGCGTTAATAGTGACTATTTCCTGACCTGAACCGAGTAATAGGCCGTGAATAATACTGCCTTTATCCATTGCTTTTGTCGGGGCTTTTTTCTCTCCACCTAAAAGTGGATGATAAAGCCAAGCATGATATGGGCTTTCGTGTATGAGAGTTTTCGCTGTACTGTAAGAGAATAGCGGTGTTTCGCTCCCGGCCTGTGAATGATAATCTGATTCTGAAAAATCTTTTAATATTTCTGACATCTAATGTACCTCCGTAATTTCTTGCCATCGGTCAATAACTTCTTCGTCTATCAGGTCAAGTAATGCTGTCAATTGTTCTTCAACAAGTCCGAAAACCTTTTTACTTGGATCGTATAGTTGACAATATTGACCGTTTTCCATGTCCATGATAATTGTACTGTTCTCACCATCATGATAGATAAATACATCGGGGCGGTCTATGTTTAGTTTTGTCATTTCTCTCCCTCCCCTAATAAATCAGTCAAAAATGCACTTGCTATCCCAGGAATATTGCGAACTCCCTGTTCCCATTTCTGAACTGTTGATACGGTTACCCCAAGTCTATGGGCCAATTGTTCTTGTGTAAATCCAAGTTTTTCTCTTGCATTTTTTAATTCTTCTCTTGTCATGTTGTCTCCTTATGCTTTTTATACCTTAAAGATAGCACATTGTACTATCACTGTCAAGTTATAAAACAACTTTTTTTATCTTATTGTAAAAAAAATCATATAGGTGTATTATAAATATATGAATAATATACAAGATAGAAGACATGAGGATGCTAGAATGAATAAGCTTGAAAAGAACCAGGAGAAAATGCAGGATGATATTGTTTATATTAAAACAAGAATTGATAATGGTTTTTCTACAAGTATTCAATCGACTGAAGATAAGGTCAATTATATTGATCATCAAAACGAAATAGATCATAAAGACCTAAGATCAGATATTAAAGGTTTAAGCAAAAAGTTTGACAAAATTATTTGGATGTTTGTAGCCGGAGCAATAGGAGTAATTATAAAAGATATTATAGAGAGGGCTTTATGAAGGTAATATTTACTTGGAAGAGCCTTATCGTTATGAATGGAGTTACAGAAATTGCCCGATATCCGGCAAACTGTAATGTACGTAATGAGCTGAATGGTAAACGTAGAAAGGATGAAGTAGTTTATACACTTCCTGAAAAAGGGAAACCTAAACCATATTTCCCAAGGGCCTTCCCTGGAGGGATATTTGAAATTACCGGTATTGAATACACAGAGGACGTTGAGTATGCTCCTGTAAAAATAAAAACAAATGCTACAAGAGAAGTATTCACATGGGACTTGAATACAGAGGGGAAGTATTGGGAACCAACTGGCAGAACACAAATAGATACATGCTACTGGATACATTTCTATCCGGGAATATATTCGCTAGGTTGTATTCATATAGATGATATTTCAGATACGTTATCATTTGCACAGATTATCGAGCCTGTTTTAGAATATAATGATAAGGTTTTCTTGGAAGTATTATAGTAAATAAGGTGTTAGAAATAATAGGAGAAAACAAATGGGACTAGGAACGGTAATTGGGGGGATATTCTCTAAAGGAGCAACTGACCTGGCCGGAGCAGCTTTTAACGGATTAGATGAGCTTATAACCTCTAAAGAAGAAATAGGGCAAATAAATATAAGCCTGGAAGAAATAAAATCCATCAATACAAAAAACAGAATGGATTTTCAATTAAAAGGAAGAGAGATCGAGTTCAAGATAGCCGATCAAGAATATAAAGATAGGGAGTCTGCAAGAGAGATGTATATGAAAGACTCTTCCTTACAGAAGATCTTTGCTATTGTATTCTTAATTTCCTATGTACTTATATCGGCAGGAATGATCGCTATGGTAATATCAATGGCTTTTTATAATCATACTATAGATCTCCCTGATTGGGGCGTTATGCTGATTAGCTCAGTATTTACAGCTATGAGTAGTAAAGTTAGTTCAATAACTGACTTTCTGTTCGGCGGATCTAAAGGTAAAGATGATTCAGATGCTAGATCAGCTCAAGCTTTCAAGGGGTCTCAAGGATAACCATAAGAGATTAGCTAAGTAATCCGGGGAGAGCAGGCTCCCCAAGAAACAAGCATATAAACCGCACAGGCTAAATATTATACACTCTAATTTTACCATTAACTTAAAAATCCCCTACTGGATCTATTTTCTAAGCCTCTTGCTCATAGCATAAGTCCACCCGGATTTATAACCGAGTGCTTTAGCCATTGCCTTGACTTTATCGCTTGAACCCTCTCTATACAAAGCACTTATCATTGCCTTGTGGCGGCTCCCCTTGCTCATCTGTTGTAGTTTTATCACTTTACCCGCCAACTCAGTTATTTGACCCTCTGGCGTGATAGCTGGTAGCACTTCTGTAAGTATCCCCTCTATCTCTTTCGGCATTTTTCGACCTGCTTTATGCTCTCTGTCCGTATGTAGATCATAACCGCAATCAGGGCATGTATTAGGTTCACCAGGCCAGACTGCGAAACATTTAGGGCATACTGTGACTACAGGTTTTTCAAGTTGATCGCCTTTTTTACCTCTCTCCCTTGTATCTTGTAATGTCCATACAGGTTCATCGATCAAATGGCCGTGTATTTCATAATTTCCTGCAAAGTCTTGTATCCTTGCTATTGGTTTTACTGACTGCCTGATAATTTCAAGGCGCTCTTCTCGGGTGCTATTATATTGATCAAATCCATCAGGCCATATAGGACGCAAAGTTCGGCCACCAAATTGTTTAAATAATACATAACTCATCATTTTGCGCATCATCTGTAAACCGACACAAGCTGGAACATCAAGACCCTCTCCAAGTACATCTACAAAAGTAATACCCTGTACACTGCCTGAACTAAGACCGGCTAAAGCGTCAAACATTTGTTTTTCGTATTTTTTGCCACCTTGTATCATTACGAAATTCCAGTTTTTCCCTTTTTCCTTTGCTGCCTTCATATATTGCTCTTGAATAAAATGTGCGTGATCAAGAGAAACGCAAGAAATTATACACGGATATCCGTCCATGTATTCCTGGTAACTGTCAACTGCTGAACCGATAATCTGTTTTTTCTTGAAATGATCTTCCTGTTCTTTTTTGTCATAATCACCATTACTGCCTATATGGAATTTCGGTATTTTTTCACCTCGCATCATATGAGGATAAACAAGCCAGCCTTCGTCAACTAAATATTTCAAGGGTAATTCAGATATCATGGTGTCAGCAAATGGGTGTAAACCCCTTCCATTAATTCGACCGTTTGGAGTTGCTGTAACAAGTAGGGTTTTTAAGTCAGGATTCTTCTGTTTATAATAATTAACAGCCCTACCAAAATTATTTTCCTCGATCAAATGATGTGCTTCATCGTGTAAAATCCAATCAGGTGTAGGAATAGAATCAAGTCTATTTATAAGTGACTGAATTCTTGCAACCTGTATTTTATGATTAGTTATTTTTTTACCAGCTGAGACTTCTGAAGTTTCAACGCCAAATTTCTTGTAAGTGTCACGGAGTTGCCTTTGGATTATTTGCTTGTGACAGATTGTTAAAACATTACGGTTTTTTTTCTGAGCTTGAGCTGCCCACCAGGCAAGGACTGAGGATTTTCCGGAACCAGTAGGGGCAACTATTGCAACGGAATTTGAGCCGGATTTAAAGGCGTCAAGGGCGGGATTAATCATATGTTTAAATTGATAGGGGCGAAGGGTCATAGCGCACACATACATGGGATATTATCATCAAGTTCTTCATCAGAGAATAATTCAATATTATCATCCAAATTCTTCTGCCATTCTTTTGCATATTCAGTCAATGATTTTTCTTTAAATACTGTATTACCAATTTCTTTTTCTTTATCAATAGCTTTCTGAAAATACTCAGGGTAATACCTCCATACTCTTTTAAAATGTCCAATACCACCTTTAAAACAAGGTATACAGTTATTATGTCTTAAATATTTGTAAGGTTCAGGTAAACATATTTTCCATTCTTTTTTGATAATACTTTTTACTGCATCGCTACTTAATCCATGTTTCATTAGTGGATATCTAACTTTTCTACCTGAGTGTTCAATTCTTGCAGTTTGTCTTTGTATTCTTCGACCTTCTGAAATATCATAACCAATATATAAAGTAAAATCCTCTGTTAATGATTTATAATATTTTTCCGCCGGTTCCTGTTTTAAGATTCTGCTACAAAATGGAATAAATGAAGATGGTAAGCATTTATTATCGTCTATCAATTGCCATAAATTACGTCCATCATTAGCTTCTGTTATCGGTAGACCAATATAATCAGCAACCTGTTTTCTGAATCTATCAGCGTCAGGATGTTCTGCTTTTGGATTATTAAATAATAATATTGTATCATTCGGAAATTCTTGTGCAACTAACCAACTCATATAGGCTGATCCTGCACCACCTGAAAATAAACATATATGCTTCATTATTCTCCCTTCCACTCCCTCAACTCATAATCCTCATCAGAATCATTTTCACGGGCAACATAAGCTTTTCCGCCTATTTGTACACAATAATTCAAATGATCTTTCTGTTCCTGGGTTAATTTTGAATACTTTTTAGTCTTTACTTCGATCATGCAGAACACCGGCACACGAACTTCTTTGTATTGCCAGTTTTCGTATTTCTGATAGGTTATAAATTCGAAACCTGTCAAGTCTGGGAATCCGTTTATCTTCCCAGGATATGGGCTGACCCGGATAATTTTATCTGAATGTAAAGCCCGAAAAGTACCTTGCATCATCTTGAATAAACGACCTCTTTTTTCGACTGACCATTTTTTTATGACTTCTAGGAGGATTTGTTCATGTTTAGAGGCCAAAATATACCTTCCCCCACAAATAAATAAACGATCGGCGGTTAATTATTCCGGCTCTGTATTCACGGATTAATTGTTCTTGTCGTTTAGTCATTTAGTAGCCTCCAGTATTGAAATAGCTTTTTCTATATTATCAATTTTTTGTTTAGTTTCTTTTATCGCTGGATGTTCAGACATTAATTCATGTGTTAATATTGCATAATTATGAAGTCTTGTTTTTAATGACCATAATTCCATTGTTAATATTTTTATACTATAATTCATTTAGTAACCCCTTGATTTGTCCCCATGATTTGCCGGTTGCTTTTTCTAAAACCTTCCTTGCAATATCAACTCTTTTCTGTGCTTCACCCGGAATATTAAAAAATGATTTATCTGTAGCTATTTCAATCAAAGCCTCAAGCATTTCATTTCTTTGGATCTCAAGGTCTCTGACTTCGTCTTTTGAACACACAAATTCCCCAGAGGTATCAGTTCCTGATAAAAAATCTTCTATCGGCGTTATCCCTAACTTCTCGATTATGTTCATTTTATTCTCCTTGTAAATTTGCCTATAAGCTCATATATACCAATCATAAAATTGATAACATTCTGCCTATCAACAATTCTTTGAGCATATTTTTTGGCTATTTTTTTTCTTTGCCTTTTATTCATACTATCTCCCTCACAATCGTCCCACCAAATACCGACTTGCAGGCATGAATCAATGGCGTTATCTCACCTGCAGTCTCTTTAATAATTATCATTTCTTCCCGGGTATATTCCACATATCCCCGGGTTCCGAATTTCTTATAATCCTTAACAGTTAATATTTTACCATCGTATTTGATCGGCAAATCTAATATTTTGCTGTGGAATCGGGTCATTTGTTAGTTGCCACCCATTTATCATATTGTTTCTCTACTTGTTCATATACAAAAGAGGGTATATCCATTTTTGTATTTGGGTTAGCTTGTTCATATAATATTTTTGAACAAAACAAAATTGCTTCTAACCTTTTAATTTGTATCATTTCTGTTTCTGAATATCGTTTTTCCAGTATTGCGACTACCATTCTGCAATTTGGACATTTTATTTTTTTCATTGGTTTATCTCCTTATCACATGCCAAAATAATCATGTGCGCAAAGTTCGCAATGTCGGCGGCTTCGTGGCGGATTTTTGCATAGTCTCTATTTATAGCAATTAGCTCATCAGTAAATTCATGATGTTCTTCATGCAGTCTTATACATTTATATTCAAAAGGCATACTTTCCCAATCTTCCTTATGCTCATTTTCCTTCAACTTTTCCAATTGCGCTTTATTGCCTGCTTCAAGTAATTTGTTGTAATCTCTCATAATTTATCCTTTGGTAAAAATAAGTTATAGCCATCTGATTCTAAAACAAGCATCCTTTGTTTTTGCCGACTATCCACGTATTTTTCATATGCTTTATAAGATTTTAAATCATTAGGCTTGAATATATCTCCTGCTGTATCTATATCATCAAGAAGATTCCATAATATTTCTGCTCTGTCTTTCCAATCCAATTTTTTGTTTTCTAATTTGTATTTGTCTGTATCTCTCATAATTCCCCCTGCTTATAAGTTAATTTCTGTATTTCCTTGGTGTCAAAAAGATCATTTTGCTGTATATGTCTTTGAAATCGTGCCTCATTATCACGACAATAATCAGGGTCAAGCTCACAGGATATAAGATCAAATCCCATGTCATAGGCTGCAATTCTGAATGATCCACTGCCTGAGTGAGAGTCGAATAATTTCATGCCCGGCTTTGCATAGTTTGTTAATAGCCATTTGTAGAGGGCTATTGGTTTTTGTGTGGGGTGGATTTTGATTACTCCACGTTCTGAATTCTTAAATGCTCCACACCATTGATGTCTAAAGATCTTTAGATTCCTTGGAACGTTTCCTCCTGTCCATGCCATTTCACCATCTGCAAACATACTTCCACCGTTTAATTTATCCCATATCACAGGAGCTTTGCAGTATCCTAGATAATCAAGAAAATAATTACCTCCCCATATAACTTGACCTTTTGATATCCTTATAATTTTATTGAAATATTCTTGTGTCGGAATACTATCATCCCAATCATGGGATTTATTCTGAAATTTTCCGTGGTCTTTATCAGATTTATTTTCTATAGGATTCTTCCCATCAACTCCAATCCCATAGGGTGGATCAACTATACAAAGGTCAAATTCCCCATCCCGACAATTTGCCATATAATCCATGCAATCGCATAAAATCAGATCATTCATTAAAAAGGTATATCCGATTCATCTTCAACCGGCGTACTTGTCTGCTGTGGTTCAGGCTTCCACGTGTCAACTGTGACGTAATACTCATTTCCATACTGATCAATTTCCCTTCTCTTAGACAGGATAAGTTTCAATTTCTTCTTACCCTGTTGAGTTGTAAATCCGTAATTCTTAAAATGGTCTCCGATACCGTCAAGATCAAGCATTATGTTAATAATACTGCCACCGTCCTGAAAGGTCTTTTTCTTTGCATTTCCTACATAAATCTTTTCTGCCATAATCTTCTCCTATTAAATATTTCTTCCAACTCTTCCCATACATCCATTTCTTACTAAGTGCTTCGCCTCCTGTTCCCATCTATTATAGATCGGTTTTAATCTTTTATAAATTCTTATTTTCACGTATCCGTGTATTTTTATAGTATAATCTTTGAATAAAGGTTCTTCATTTCTGTCAAAGCAAAGCAAAATTGTTGGCAGGTTCATATTATGAAAAACCTTTATAAGTTCTTTTGACTCGATAAAACCATGATCTTTTAATATACTAAGTGCCTGGTGATAATACTCTTGTGTTTCTGGTTTTGTGTTTGGGACTAGCATTAAAATGCTGCCTTTGCTTTAAGTTGTTTTTCATATTCATATTTCATCATATTCCAATCGACTGGCATCTCGAAAAATGTACTAAGAATTGATGGGTCATCTTTCATCATAGTATTAAACCATTCTACCATGTGATTAAAATTCTCATCTGCTGAATTATCATAAGACCATTTCTGTAAAGCTGCAAAGTATAAATCTACATCTACTTTTTCAAAATCCCCTGCAATTAAGAATAAATCAAATGCAGCTTCACACTGTTTGTTAATCTCAAATAATTGCATTGATGGATCGTTCGGCCATTCCAGGATAGCTATTGACTTAATTACAATATAACCGGCTGTCATATTCTCTTTTAAAACCTGAGCGGACGGGTTAAGCTCTGCTGCCTGTAGTGATAATGTTAATACTAATATAAGTATTATTGTTAATGTTGCTTTTTTCATTTTATTTTCTCCTCATATATTCTTTTACCAACTCAAGAATGACATCTGTCATATTTTTCTTTTTCCATTTCTATTCTTTTCATTTATTTTTGTATGTAACTCACTATGATGCTTTATACATAACCATCTAACATTTAAAGGGAAATTATAATCATCATGATGAGCATGTACTTTTAAACATCCACATATTTCACAGGGTAATTTTTTAATATAACCTTTCCTTAAATTATAATTTAAAATCCTTACAGCTCTTGTTTTTTTAGGATATTTTTTCCTATAATTTCGGATATATTCTCTTCTTTTATTTTTATCGACAGGACGTTTTCTATTTGCTTCTTTCCTATATTCTAAATGTCCTCTTTCCCTATCATATTCTCTACACTTTTCAATATTATTATTTCTATATTCATTTGTATCCTTTTTAGTACATTCTTTGCATTTGTTTAAATATCCATCGCTCATTTGTGGATGTTTATAAAAATCTGATAATGGTTTTATTTTGTTACATTTAAAACATTTTTTATGTTCCATTCGTATCCTCCATTGTTCTAGTATAGAATACTAAAAAGGTATTGTCAACTAAAAAGGTATCTGATCTTCAAAATTTCCATTTAATGTTTCTGTTTCTTTCTTATCCTGTCCAATTTTATCAAACAAAATATCATAACTAAATCTTGCAGCAGCTCCACGGCCTCCTGCATAAAATGTTTCTGGAACTATTTCCGATACATGTGGATGTCGTCTTAAAATCTCTTTAATATCCCCTGAAAACTGAGTAAATTTTAAAATATCTTTTACATAAGTAGCATTATAAATAAACAAAATACCATTATTACATTTGTCATGTTCCAATAAAAACCCGTAAGGTTTTACAGATTTTGCAATATTATTCATTATCTGTTTATCTTGATTTACAGTATTGTCTTTTTCGTCTTTATACATCTGCAATAAATCAAAAATAGGTAATCTCTCAGATAATCCATTTGATTTTTTATATTCAATTATTCTTTGCAATACCATAGAAAAACAATATTCTGCTTCTGTAGATTCTCCTGATTTTATTTGATCATTAAAGTTAAAATGAGTAGATAAGAATTCTTTAAATCCTCCCTCTGTAATATTTCTGCCATTTTTTAAACAAATAAAAGAACCCATAGTCAAAACTGAATATTGCTGTGATAATCTCCCAGAAAACCCAAGATCAGAAAAAACCTTGAAAGCCATTTTCACATAATCAGCAATATTTTTTGTATTCATAACTAAAAAATATTTTAATTCATTCAAATAATCACTTGTTAAAGTCTCATTTATCATCTTTTCGGTTTCTATCCAATGAGTTGGAGAAGTTTGCAATCCCTTATCAAAGTTGATTAATGTAAATCTTGTCAAATCTGCATTTTCTGCTATTTGTGGAGAAACGGAGCCAACACAAAACATAGATTGTACTGCAAAATCAATTCCTGAATGATCAGCGGTTCCCCTGGAAACTCTCGTACCGCTCGAAGCCTGTCTAATAAGTGCTTTTATAGCTCTTAAATTCTTATTTGTTTTATCATCCATGTTTTCAAGCTCATCAATTAAAACCGGTAATGTAGAAACTTTTAAACGTTGTCTAATTCCTGCCTCTGTACTACTTCCAGTTTCTTTAATTGCAGAACTACCAAGAATAGTTTTAATGAAATCAATAGCTGATGTTTTACCGCTTCCAGCTTCACCGGTTAGCCATATATGAGGTCTCCAGTCAAAAGCACCTCCAAGTATTGACATTATAATCCAACCTAAGAACAAATATTTTTCTTGAGGTGAGCTTATAGAAAACCGTTTAATTATATTTGCAATTTTTATCATATCAATCGGCTTAAAGCCATCTTCAGAAAAGTTTAAATATCCTTTTTTCTCATAAATATTATTTGTATTAAAATCAAATAAACCTACTTTCTGGCCATCAACAATAAGCCCTGTTCCATAATGGAATACATAACGTCCATCATCTTCCCAAGCCCCAAGCTGTCTAATTTTTCCAGTTTCATGATAAGGTGTTTTTAACGCTAAAGTCAGCATGTCTTCTATAGCTGTATCAGTATCATATAATCCTTTCATACCTTCAGTGGGTGGATATTTATTACACCAATATTCACGGGGTGCCATTATTCGTAAAAACCCAAGTGTAATTGACTCCTGCCTTACAGGCTTCACAAGTCCCAGACGATAAGACATAAAATAGAAATTTTCATGATCATGAGATAATGCTTTAAAATACTGAGGGTCTATTTCTTCAGTTTCATATAAATTCTGAAATATAAATTTCTCAATATCTTCAGAACTCCACCCATCAATCACGGCATCAGCTGCATCCCATTTATCAACATAATACTCATCATCTGGAATCTTAACTACTGATACATTATCAAATCTTTCTTTAACAAATCCTATACTTTTTAATCCAGGTTCATCATTATCAGGCCAGTAAAAAACATGTTTAATATCTAATTTTTCAAATATTTCATAACTTTTAGGATTCATCAAATTACTAGATCCACCATTACAGGTGATAACCCATTTATTTAAATCTAGGACAGTTTCAAGAAAATGTGCTGCTTTTTCACCTTCAACAATTATTACATTTCTTTTACCTAACTTTGACAATTCATTTTGTCTTGAAAATGGATATGCTTTACCAGCAAACGACTGTTTATACCATGTAAAATCATTCCATTTATCGTCATTTTTTTTGTGTTCAAAATATCCAACAGCAAGAAGTTTTCTTGATTTGCCTTTAGTATCTTTAAATGGTTTTTTTAATCTAATAGAAACATAAAGCAAATTATTTTGAATATCTCTATACTCATAGATCCAATCAATATTGTCAGATATTTTTTTATCATTTTCACAAAATACAGAAAAGTCATTTTCATAAACATCTTCAGGAATAGGAATAATAGCCTTATATTTTATTTTACTTTTAGGAGGAAAAGCCTTGTCATAAAAAGAAGGATCTTCACTTTTTAATATTTTTTTAGCCGCTTCCATAGGTTTTAATCCGTTAATTTTTGCATAAAAAGTCGTTATATTTGTATTATAACTATCATCAGCAAAATCTTTTACAGCACCTATTCTATCACCCGATACACATATCCCAAAAGACCCAGGATTATTTTCTCCTCGATCAAAATTCTTTAAGGTATACCAACCTCTATTATCTATATTCCCACCTGGAAAATAAGATTCTATATTCTGACAAACAACTTTATTAGAATGCTTAAAAATCTCTTTATAGTCCATTTAAACCTCTACTAATTATTATTTCTAAGCTTTTCTAAATATTCTTTTAGAATCTGTACAATTTTATTAGATCTGGTCCGTCCCTCCTTTTCAGCTAAAAAATCAATTTCTTCAATCAATTCTTCGTCAATTGTAATGCTTGTTGCTATCTTCATAATAACTCCTTATAAACAAGATAGCATATAACATATTTAATGTCAACACATTATATTAAGTAAAGTAAAAACTAATTTAGTAAAGTGATTTTTATAATTTAGTAAAGTGTAAAGTAAAAAAATACTACTTTACGTCAACTTTACATGTTTACTTTACGTTTTTAACTCTTTGCTGTATAACACTTTATATAATAATATATATTATTGTAAAGTTATTTTAATAGAAAGATATAAGGAGAACTAAAAAAGAGGGTTTTAAAGTACTTTTATATTTTTATACATGCCTTTTTGTATATCTGTATATGTTTTTCCTACTTTACTTTACGAAATTCACTTAACTCTATATATAGTATATAATTAACTTGTAAAGTGGAGATATTGGACTTTACGTTTACGATTTTAGCCTTATTTCATTACCCCTTTTACAAAACAAGTTTTTAGTGGTATAGTTAAGATATGAGTAGCAAAACTACAAAGGAACAACATAATGGCTGCACGTAGCGGTGGATTTGATAAACACCCTGAAAATATAAACCGTAATGGTCGAGCGCCTAAAGAATTTACCTTAACAAATCTACTTAGAGAAACTTTAAATCAAACAAATGACGAAACCGGGAAAACCAAAAAACAGGAAGTTATTGATAAGATGTATGAACTGGCTGTTGAAAAGGGTGATGTGCAAATGATGAAATATCTCATTGACCGCATCGATGGGAAACCGTTACAGACAATTGCAGCCGATATAAATACTAACGATCCTGATTCAGTATTTGAGATAGTAAAACCTGATGCAAGTACCTGATAAAATATCACCACTTTTTAAAACTCCAGTAACTCATAATGTAATTGAAGGCGGTCGAGGTGGTGGAAAATCCAGAGCAGTTGCAGCATTCTTAATCAGGATCATGTCAACAAATCCGCTTAATGTTATTTGTGCAAGAGAAACACAAAAGAGCCTTGCAGATTCATCTTTCGCAATTATGAAACAAGAAATATACAGGCAGAGGGTTGGTAATAAATTTGATATTATAGAAAGCAGAAATTTGATAAGGGGCAAGAATGGTTCCCGGGCTATTTTCATTGGATTATTGCAGCATACTGTTGATTCAATAAAATCATATGAGGGTTTTCACTGGGCATGGATTGAAGAAGCTCATTCTATAAGTAAAAATTCCCTTGAGATTTTAATACCAACTCTCAGAGTTGATGGTGAATTTCTTGCAACCCTGGGAGATGTAAAATATAAGTTTCCTTTAAGAATGTTTATTTATACACTGAATCCCTTTTCATGGGACGATCCTATTAGAACAGTTCTACCAGATGACAGAAATGATGTTCAGAGAATACAAATAAATTATAACGATAATCCCTGGTTTCCGGATAGTCTTGAAACCGAAAGAATTGAAGCTAAAAAAGTTATGCTACCGGATGAATATAATCGTATTTGGGAAGGCATCCCATTTGAAGATACAGAACGGGCAATTGTAACCAGGGCAGCTGTGCAAAAAGCAATTGATAGAAAAGCAAGTACAGATGGTGGTATTGTAGTCGGTGCAGATATTGCCAGATTTGGAACTGATAGAACAGTATTTGTAAAACGTCAAGGTATGCAAGTATTGAAAATAAAAATATTAGCTAAAAAAGATACACAAGAAGTTGCAAGACGATTAAACGATTTTGCAGGTGATGGCAGAATTATAGTTGATGATACTGGAGTTGGCGGTGGTGTTACAGACAAATTGCATGATCTTGGCGCAACTGTTGTCCCTATCAATTTTGGACGGCGTGCAATGAATAAGAAAAAGTATCCGGATATAATATCTGAGATGTGGTTTAATCTTGCAGATAGTATGGATAAAATAGGATTACCAAATGACAGATTATTGATTGAAGAATTATCAGGCCGGCATTATAAATATACACAGGATGAACGGCGTAAAGTCGAGAGCAAGGAAGAATATAAAAAGCGAACAGGTCGAAGAAGTCCTGATATTGCGGACGCTATGATTTTGTGTTATTATAATAAAGGCGTCGATATGTCAACGGCAGATTTACCAGTTAGTTTATAGGGGGAGTTATGGATAGCAAAACACTAAACGAATTAGATCAAAGCAGGCAGCAAGGAATAAAACTTATCCAGGAGAACGATCTTTATGTCGCCGGGAAAAATCCGCCTACTATAAACGAAGAACCACATAAAAAACCTGACAATAGAATTCCTATCCCTTTTGCAAAGATAGCAGTCGAGACATTATCAGGTTATGCAGGCCGGGCAGGTGATATTAAAGAACACTGGGAGAATATCACAACTGAAGCCGAAGAGGCAAAAGGTCAAGGTGCGCCGGATCTGTATATCGAACTCAGGAAAGAGATAGCAGAAAATAATGATACAGACCTTGAGACTTCAGAGCTATATGAAACTTCAATTACCCAAGGTGTTGCTTATGAATTATTCTGGGTAACCGGTGCGGATGAGTCCGATAGCACAATTGCGATACCTGAATACAGCATAATCCCAAATGCTGAAATAGCGCTTATCTGGTCAACAGATATAAAACCGAAATTACAGGCTGCAGTCAGATTTACCGTGCATGATAAAATAAAATATGCAGATGTATATTACCCGTTATTTTCAGAGCATTGGATAAAACCTGAGTCAGCAGGAGAGTGGAGTCAGAGGACAGTTGAGACTGAAGATGGCTTTATCCCTATGCAGACGAATTATCCCTACAAGTCTGTGCCTATTGCAATTTATCCGAGTAACCGGACAGAGACAAGTGTATTTGAAGCTGAGAAAGGTATAATAATCGGTAATGATAAAATGCTTAATAAATCGATAAATGAAGTGGATAGGTTTAATGCAGCTATAACATTATTTCCTGGGGCTGTTACTAAAGAGTTTATTGACAAATTGAGAGATGTGACAAGCATTGATAATTTAGGGGATTTTGAAAAATGGCCTGAGTATTTATTAAAGGATCTAACAGGCATTCAAGAATTTTATCAAATGGTTGCCGATCGACTTGAAAAGCTATTCCATAAATCAATTAAAATACCGGACTTCAGTGATGAGAATTTTGTCGACGTTCAGTCAGGCTTAGCCATGGCATACAAATTACTTGGATTAGAATTCAGAGCATCAACAATTGATATGTATTTTCACAAGGGCTTGAAAATGCGGAATAAATTATTAAACGATGTAATTGACGAAAGCGGTAAAATAAAGACTGATGATTATAGGTTAATTATTCAAGCTAACAGGAATCTTCCTGTAGACAAGGCAACCGCAGTTGATATCGTTCAGAAGTTAATCGGAATTGTGAGTCGCGAGACTCTGTTGAGAATTTTACCCCGTGAAATTGTTGAAGATGTTGAAAAGGAATTGTTGAGACTCGAAGCAGATGCGCCGGATGTTGATTTGGATGATTTGAGTATTGAGGACTAAATGACCTTACAAGAAATGAATGAAGCAGGCTACAAATCAACTCAGTCAGAAATAAAACGATTTAACACCCTACTTGCAAAACAATACAAAAAAGCACTTGACGAGATAAGAACTGATATCAGAAAAGTATATGATAAAGTAATTGGTGATCGATCACCCTCAGAACTTGCAGCTATATTAAAAGAACAACCTTCTTGGCTTTACGTCCAGGCTAATAAGTTTGATCGTTTACAAGCACTACAGAAAAAAGTCCAGACACAATTTATAAAGGCATCTATTGCAGCGGGTAATATGACAGTTGAGGCAAGTAAAATGGCTATAACTAATAATTTTTATCGGCAGCAATTCGCTGTTATGTTTGCAAATGCTTCCCCGGTATCGCTTAGTTTTACGGTCCTGAATCCTGCAGTTGTGGAAGTATCTGTTTTAGGTACCCCAACTGTCTGGAATAAATTAGGTAAACAAGTAGCTGATAAGATCGCTGGAAAATATGGAACACTCGGAGCTTATCAACCGAAGTATGGAACGCTGTCAAGTATATTGAAAAAAAACCGTATAGCTGATTTACAGAAAATTCAGACAAGTATAACCCAAGGGCTTATTCAAGGGAAGAGTTTCACCCAAACATCAAAGGATGTTAAGAAAGTTTTAGACTCCACCGCATCCCAAGCGCTCCGGGTTGTTAGAACGGAGAGCATGAGGAATATGAATTCAGGAGCATATGCAAATCATAATCAGGCAAAGGCTCAAGGATTAGATTTAAAGCGAATGGATCTTGAAGTTTTAGATGATAGAACGAGAGGTCAAAGCCAATCAACAGACGGACAGATATCAGATGAAAATGATCAGTTCCATTTTCCTGGGGGTGTACTTGTTGACATTATCGGGAATAGCGGAATAGCAGCCTACGACATCCACGAAAGGGGAGTTGCAATTGAGATAATTGAAGATCAGCCACCCACTCAGAGGCGTGCAAGATCGCCAGTCACAGGAAAAAACGAGATCATATCATTTAAAGATTATTCAACTTGGATGTCTGATAATGGTTTTGCTCAAAACAAAACAGGTAGATGGACGATTAAATAGATTATTTTATTAGATCCTCTACATACGTATTAGTCCACATATCTCCAACTGAATCATTACCTGCTGATGTATCTTCCATTACTATTATATTCATTTTACAATCCTTTCATTATGCCAACGCTGTACATCACCGAAACTAAAAAGCTGATTAACTTCCTGAAAGTTTAGAGTTTTTAATAGATTCACGACATTGTGATCATACGCCCTTACATTTGTATCAACTAATCTTTGTACTATTGCATTCACTATATCCTGGCCTGTGTTTTTCATTTTTTATTCCTTATCTGTCCTGCTAATTGGCTTAACGTAAAATTATACGCCTTACTATTATCTAATATTAAAGCACATTCTTCTTTGGTTCGGCTAATTGCTTCCTGAAGTTCTTCTTCGGTATAAACTTTATCAGGTAATCTTATTTCAGTTATTCTTGTATTATTTGCATTAGTCATCTATCTCCTCCAATAATGCTTCTTCAGCTATACCTTTTATTCTTTTCTTTATAGAACATCTTTCAACACTTTCGAGAGCCTTTCTAAACCTTTCTATTTTTTTATCTTTTCTTTCTATTATGCCTTCGGCTTCTGAATATCTTACCCATTCACCTGCTTCATTTTTAGTCATATTACATGGTAACATTGATAGATCTATATATCTATTCATTCTGTTTCCTCCAAAACGTTTGAAATAAAATTACAAAAATTAGCTCCTAACTGTTCACCATACCCGGCAAGCGTATGATTCAAAGCATTTTGCAATTTTTTTACTTCTCCATCTCTGGATTTATAGCCTGCTTTAAATATTACAAACGGATTATCTTCATCAATATCTAATAATTCACTATCAATATATAATTGTTCTATTTTATCCATTTATTCCCTCCTCCATCTCCATCTCCATCTCATATTCAAATTCACCTTTCAAATCCTGATAAATCCAACAGGTTTCAGGGCATACAGTATCTTTAAATTCACAGTCTTGACATACTTCTAAACTTCCAGGTGTTGCGCTCATTTGAGTTCCTCATGGTTATTCGACGCTGCAAACATTAAACAAGCCAATGCATAGCCTAAAACCATACCAACAAATCCTGCTATAATAATTCCTATCATTTTATTACCTCCACAATTTTCAATGCCGATATTTTAGCCATTTTTATATATCCTCTTAAATCGCTAATAATACTGTTTTTTTCCCTGATATCCTGCTCTAATGCTTCAATCTTATTTTTCTGGTATTCAAGCGTCTTGACTATCTCACGGTTGGCGTATCTATAAATCCTGGGCTTCCAGTATGTCCGATCGATTAGAATACCGACAATAATACAGCAGATAGTAATCAAATAAGGCTGTAAAGTGTGTAAAATTTGCGCAAGTTCATAATTTAACATCATTTTGCCTCCATTATTAACCGTTCTATCTCTTTTGTTACTGATCGTAAATTCTTCTTTGCTATCTTTTCAATTTTTTCTTTCGCTTCTTGTGAGATTCTTATTCCCATAAATACTATATTTTTGTTTTCCATATCATACCTCTAACATAAAGATAGCACAATGCTAACATTATGTCAACAAAAATATTTAATCTTGACGGAAGACTTTAAAGGGGGTAGTATTATTATGTAGTTTATTTGGAGGAGGAGTTTAAAATGAGTTATAACTGTTCAGCTAGTTTAATAACTATAAATGGTGAGGGTAGCGTCGCCGCTCCTATCGATTTTGATGATATTTGTACTAACTGTCCTACTCAAGTTACGAAACTAGGCACTTTGCAATTTCGTTCTACTGCTAATTGGAATTTCGTCAATTCCCATTTTAAAGATACAAATAAACAAATACATTTCAATAAAACCAATACACTTCTTTATGTTGATATTAATTCAAGTTTTCAACTTGGCGACAAAGATGCTAACGGCAATGTTTATAATGGGTGTGCAATGAAATTTGATTCTTGCCAGTTAAGTTTTTGGAGTGGTAGCGGACAAGCAGGAGATGTCAAATTATACGACAGTCTCCTTGATACGCCTGGTGCTTTCTATAGGGTTTATAGAAGCTCAACACAAGTTTTTGAAATGATAGGCTGTACTGTTCAGGCGTGGAATGGTGGACGTATTCAAGGTGATGGGACCAGTATCATAAAGAATTGTTATATTCATAACGGTTCTACTTATTCCTTTGGTCCTAGAGGTGCAGGAGGTGGTGGTGGAAGCTCATCAACAAGTGTAGGTACAGTAGATGACCTAACAGAGGTTGTGAAATATGTAGATACAGAGTATACTTATTTTAGTGGTTATAAAACTGTAGGATGGCAAGTTAATAGATGGGATATAGATACGGTAAGAATGATAGCTACAGGATCTGGAACTAAGCCAAGTAGTTTGGCAGAATGTCAAGCCTTAAGCTATAATTAAAAAGAAAATTAGCATGAAAAGAGAAGAAATTATGCAGAATAACGGAGGAAAAGATGGGAATAGCTGATGATATTAGTGTAGCTGCTAATGGGGATATAAGACATGCTGGAGGGACAGCAACTTATACAGTTCTTGAATTGCATAGATTTTTACAGGATTTAGCTGATGATGCTGTAGCGTCAGGAGATGATTTATTAGATATTACGAGTTCAGATCCCTCCGCCAGATCTACTGATAATATTATTACATTATTAGGAGATTATAATATTGATGATACTTTAGCTAAATATCTGTATGATGGTTCAATTGTTCAAGGAACTGGTGCATCAGAAGCAAT